TGCTTGTATGTTCCAATGTATAAATCTAAATGGCTCTAATCCATGATCTACTGAAAATTCATGTTCTAAATATCCTGGAAATATAATTAAAGTTCCTGGTGTGGGTTTAAAATGAATGACATCTGTTCCTGCTAAAATTACTTGTTTTGGTTTCATCATTAATTTAGTTGCTCTTGCTCCTGTTTTCGGATCATGAAATATTGGATTAGATGTTTTATCACTACACTTCAAAAAATAAAATCCTGATACGTGCTGATTAAAATGTATATGTGCAGAATGATGACCCCCTCCTTTTTTAGAAAATTCTTGCACCCACATTTCAGAAAACATAGTTTGATATAAATTCATGTTGTAACCCATTTGATCTAAAAATTCCCAAGACTTTTGACCTATGTAATTTCTAAAATCTAGAAAATCATTATCTTGTGTTAAAGGTGTCGAATGATGCGATGTTCCAAAGTCACCAAACTGCTTAATATAATCTTTATTTTTTTTTCTGGCTTCTTTGATATATTTATCACTAACTTTATTTAAAGATTTAACAAATTCAGGTTTTTGTTCAGACCAAATAGGAGTTTGGAAATAATTATTTATGAGCATTTTTTAATACTGTAAAAAGATTTGGTTTTTCTTTAACTAAATTTTTACAAGTTTCCTTTCTTTTATTTAGTTTATTTATATAGGGTTTAAATTCTTTTTCAAGTTCGGATAATGTCAAACGATTATGTATTAATAAACTTGTTTTATCAGTCGGGGCCCAATTCATGCCTGCTGCTATACAATGAAAACCTGCATTAAAAGAAAATTTAAAATTTATATTTCTTTGACGTGCATATTCATAAAAACCATAAAGAATACTAGGTTCTAAATTAACTAACGAAGGATCCCATGTTTTATTTAAACAGTGTCTCCAATAAGGCGTGTCATCTCTATGTGACAAAGCATAATGAGAAGCTACAAATTGAGCAAAATTTTTAAATAAAAGTTTACATTGATAATTAAAATTATCTTTATCCCATTGTGATACCTTTCCTCTTCTTAAATTTCTCAGTAGTATAATTAAAAATTCGTGAACAGAAAACAAACCGTTACTTTCTAAAGGTTCAATAAAACCACCAGACAGACCTATGGCAATAACATTCTTAACCCATAATCTTTTGTGTATTCCTACTTTCATCTTTATTTTTTTAAATTGTAGGTCTTCTTGTTTTAAGTGTTTTTTAAATTCTTTAAGTGCTGTGTCATCATCTACAAATTTACTAGAATAAACATAGCCTGTGCCAATCTTAGACCATAGAGGAATATTCCAAACCCAACCATTATCTAGAGCTGTGCAATTAGTATAGGGTACTAACTCTTTCTGTTTATTTTTGTATTTAATATGTGTAGCCCAAGCTGAATCGTTAGGTAATATATTCGAATAAGATTCAAAGGGTTCTCTTAAAGATTGACCTAATAATAAAGATTTAAAACCTGTACAATCTATGTATAAATCCGCTTTGTACTTTTTGTTAAGAGATGTAATTCCATTTTCATTTTGTTCAACGGATACAACGTCATCTATAATATGTTTAACTTTTTTACAATATTTGTCTCTTAACCATAAACCAAATTTTGTAGCGTCAAAATGATAGGCATGAGCAGCTTCATCTTTATCAAATTTATTTTGATTCACATAATTCATTTGTAGTGGATACATACATTCCGCATAATCAGAATTAGGTGTAGATGGTTTAAATATTTTTTTAAACCACCAATCATTTAGTTCTGCTTTATTTCCTTCCACAATTGGATCTCCAAAAGGATAATGGAAAGCTTTGCCTTTTTTATAAAAATCTGTAAATTTAATACTTAACTTATAGCTTCCATCTACATGCTTTAAAAAATCTTTATCTTTAATATTAAGTAAACGCATCCAATTAGATATTTGTCTTAAGGTGCTTTCGCCTACTCCAACTGTGGGTGTATTTTTAGATTCAATTAAAGATATCTGATGCTCTGGTAATTGAGACTCTAGAGTTGCTGCAGTCATCCATCCGGCACTGCCACCGCCTACAATTAAAATTTTCATTTAAATGGATATCCTAAATGCCATACTACAAGGGAATATCTAATGCCTTTTGTTACAGGTTTAACTCGATGCCAAACAGAAGACGGAAAAACAATAATAGAACCTTTAGGTAATATCTCTGTTGCTTTTTTTAAATGTTTAGCTTCATCTCTCATATGAGGATCATAGTTTCTAAAATCAAATTCTAATTCTCCTCCTTTGTATTCCGAGCCATCCGTTAATTGACAAGTCATAGATAGTTTTCTTATTTTACCGTGATCTAAAGCATTGGGATTTTTTCTTTCATAAGGTTTAGGCCAGCTATCACAATGCCAATCATAATACTGATTTAATTTATACTTAGTAAATTGACAAGATTCTGATCTATCCCATTCAAAATTCCAACCAGCTTTTTTATTAGCTTCATGCACAAATGGGTGTAATTCTTTGTAAATCCAATTTTCACTAAACCAAACTAAATCTGACTTTCTTTTTCTTTGTAGATTTTTAACTTCATTTTCTGATAATTTTTTATTTTGGTAATCGCCTGTTCTAGCAATTTGTTCTTTTTGAGCTAGGGCATATTGTATTACTTCATCACAAAATCTTGGAGTTAATGCAGACCTAAAATACCAATAATAATTAGATAAAATCATAAGTTATAGTTTGAACAAAATTTAATATATCCTGTTGTTTGTTAGTTAGATAATACATACAAGTTGATGGAAACATAATAAATTGATTGTCTTTTAATTTCATATCCAAAGTTCTTCCTTTACGTCTATTATCATTGTAATGTATTCGAACACTACATTCTTGACTGCTAACTCCATACAATAAAACATAATCAGGTGAATTTCTTAAATCTACTTTATCTATCTGTAATAAAGGTGTTGTAACTTCACCAGGTTTATAAAGATTTCCCCATGTATCTTTATTAACTAAAGTTAAATGATGCTTAACTTTTATGTGATCTCTGAAATAAGTATTAAGCATATCCCATGATTTTGAAAATGGAAAACCTACACTTGGGTCAATTAAATTTTTAAAGGAATGTTTTAAAGTATCTATTGCTAATATAGACCGATCAATTTCAAAACCTTTTGGCATTGAAACGTCACCTTGATATAAACTTATTTCTGATAATACTTTCTTCTGCATCGCCCCTCCATTATACATGGAGATGTGTAAAAAGTCAATATAATTGATCTAGTTAACGTGTTCGTTTGAGTCTGTTAGGTCCCAAGATTGTTCGGGTTCATTCCAAACATAAATCCAGTAGTTAGTTTTTGAATTATTTTGAGAATTTTGTTCAGCTGTTAATGCTGGAGCATCACCAATTGGTGAATTCCATTGTGCTGTTGAAATATTTTTTACCCAAGAAGCATAGGGTTGTGAAAGCCAAAAAATTTCATTGTCCGAATCCCAAGTAAAACCTATACCTGCATAGTTGCCTCTAAATGCAGTTCCGCCTAATTTATGTTCATTGCTTTCTGTGTTATAGGAAGTTTGAATCCAAAGATTTGCAGGCCAATTACAATGTTGTTCTAAATAAGCTTGTCCAACAGATTCAGTTTCAGCGCCCTCTTCATTAACTGTATTTGCATCTGCAACTACAACAACTTGTAAGACTACATTATCTTCTGAAATTTTTGCAAAGTGTGCCATAATTTATTGAAATTTATACCTTATTATTACTACTCCTGAGCCTCCTGCTCCTGCTGGGTTCTGACCAGCTCCTCCACCGCCAGTATTGGCTACTCCATCTTTAGTACCAGGCCCATCAGGTGGTGCAGATCCACCTCCGCCTTGTCCTCCATTGCTACATGGACTTGGCCCTATAGGAAATCCACCACCGCCACCACCATAAAATGTAGCTGTGCCTGTAATATTGTTTGGTACGCCATCTCCACCACAACCACTATTTCCACTTGGCGCTGCTGCAGGATTTCTACCAACTCCTCCAGGCTCGCCAGCTCCGCCGCCGCCTCCGCCAGAATTAAAAGTTCCTGCTCCGCCATTTCCATCTCCGCCAGGATTTCCTTGTGGTGGTGATACTGGAGGTGTATTTCCAGCTCCTGCAGTAAAAGGATTAGTTTGGTGTCCCGGTCCACCTCCGCCAGATCCACCAGCATTTCCTGGTTGGACTCCGCCATCATCTCCACGGCCTCCGCCTCCACCTGCTGAAGTAATACTTGAAAATACTGCATTTGATCCTGATGCTCCTGTAGCTGTGTTTTGACCTGAGCCTCCAGCGCCTATTGTTATTGGGTAACCTTGAGCACAAACGGGTAAGGCACTTCCTTGTAGCGGACTTGGCCCATGACCTGCTGCTCTATAACCTCCAGCACCGCCACCGCCAGCGTTTCCTACTTTTGCACCAGCACCACCACCAGCAACTACCATATAATTCACTGTGTCTGATCCACTCGGATTGCCAACAGAACAGACAGTAAAAGTGGCTGAGCTATTAAATGTATGAACTTTAAAATCTCCATCAGTGGTTATGCAACCTCCAGAAGCTACTATGAATTCAGGTGTTGCTCCACCGGCACCAAATCCTAAGACCTGATACCCAAAGCTTTTAGTTTGAGGTCCTTTATGTTTAGACTTAAAGGATTTCATTTGTACTCCTATGCGTCGTTCGCCGCATCAGTAGTATAAAATAATTTAATTCCTAATACTCGTGCCTCACCAGTAAAAGTATCACTACCGTCTGCTGCGTCTCTGTATAATTGAAAAAAAGT